CATCTTTGGCGAGCGGTGCATCTTTGACGCGCTGTGCATCTTTGGCGAGCGGTGCATCTTTTGCGCGCGGTGCATCTTTGGCACGCTGTGCATCTTTGGCGCGCTGTGCATCTTTGGCGAGCGGTGCATCTTTGACGCGCTGTGCATCTTTGGCGAGCGGTGCATCTTTTGCGCGCGGTGCATCTTTGGCACGCTGTGCATCTTTGGCGCGCTGTGCATCTTTGGCGAGCGGTGCATCTTTGACGCGCTGTGCATCTTTGGCGAGCGGTGCCGCTTTGACGAGCGGTGCAGCTTTTGCGAGCGGTGCATCTTTAGCGAACAGTGCATCTTTGACGAGGGGTGCCGCTTTGGCGAGCAGTGCAGTTACGAAAACGGCGCAGTGAAAAATGGCCGCTATGTCGCCGTGGATAGGATAGGCAGCGAAAACCGAAAAGCCTATTTTTACATAGACGATAACGGCAATATGTTTGTCCGTGCCGGGTGTTGGTTTTCGGATATGGCGGCATTTAAGGAGCGGGTTAGAAAAGTACACGCCGGAACAATTCACGAGAAGACATATCTGGCGGCTTGCGACTTGGCAGAATTGATGTTGAAAGGCGGCAATGAGGAATGACACGTGAAGAAGCTGCAAAGGCATTGGAAGAAGTATGACAAAAGAATATATAACTAAAAACAGAGCAAAGCAGTTTGTATGTGGGCATTGCAACGAGGTATGCAGTGAAGAACCGTGCGAACCGAGCGATTGTGATTGGATGGCATTTATCGACAAAGAACCCGCCGCCGATGTTGTCCCTGTGGTGCATGGGGAGCTTACGGAGCATATTCATGAATTACTCCGGGCAGAGAAAGACGGACGGTTGGTGGTATTGCCGTGCAAGGTGGGAGACGAACTATGGAGCTTCAGTACCTACCCCGCTGCGCGGGTTTACGGCTTTACCGTGACGGATATAAGCACGCTTAACGGGCGCACGGTGCTGAACACCTTGGGCTGCGGAACGCTGTGGGAGCGCGACATCGGCAAGACCGTATTCTTCACCCGCGAGGAAGCGGAAAAAGCATTGGAGACAAGGAAAAATGGCTAAATACATAGAGCGAGAAGCGGCGCTGGAAAAGGTTATTGAAGTAAAGCACTACGACCCTGAATTGAACGGAGTTGTATTGCACAGGTACATCAAGGAAATCGACTTGAAGGATATCCCCGCCGCCGATGTTGCTCCGACTGTGGAACTTGAAGATTTGAGGGCCAAGTATCAAGCACTCATTGCTGAAAAAGCCAAGAACAGTGGAGACGCGGCCGAAACGTATACAACCGGGTATCGCTATGGTCACAGAAACGGGCAGATTGAATTGCTCCAACAGATTTTGGGCATTTTCGATGGTGCAAGCGAGCCGGAGGAAACAAATGAGTAAAGAGTACATAGAGCGTAAGGCATTGCTTGCCAGGTACGATGCGGAGCATGTTGGCCCACCGGGCAGAGCAAGGGACTTGATAGCAACTGCTCCTGCCGCCGATGTAGTGGAGGTGGTACGGTGTCGGGACTGCAAGCATTCGTACCGCATAGATGGTGCAAAAGAAGAGTATGACTGTGCAAAAATTTCTGCGTTTGCAAAGTTTTTTCCGGGGGATCATTTTTGCAGCTATGGAGAAAGGAAAACAGATGGCTAAAGAGTACATAGAACGCGAAGCGGCTAAGGCGCGGCTTAGAATATGGATCACAAATTGCGTATTAGACGGGGAGAATGAGGCGGCAGACTGTTTTAGGGACTGCATAGACCTCCTTGACAGTATTCCTGCCGCCGATGTTGCGGAAGTACGGCATGGACGGTGGGAAAAGCACGGTAGTAAATGGCAATGTACTAACTGTAAAGTGCTTATGAATCTTGACGGAACACCACAAGAAAATTCGATTTATTACTGCCCCAACTGTGGAGCTTATATGATGGGAGAAAACAATGGTAAATGTGAATAGGTATGGTGGTGTCTGCAATGTAGAAAACCCTGATAAAAGAGTTTACAACCTTTGGTATGGGATGCTACGCAGATGCTATGATAAAAAGCAACATGAGAGAGACAGAGGGAAAAGCTACGCTGATTGTGAAGTATGTGATAGATGGTTGAATTTTAATCTTTTCGCAAGCGACATAACACATTTAGCGGGGTACAATAACTGGCTCAACAAAACAGGATATTGCCTTGATAAGGATATAATTAACCCCGGCAACAAGGTTTACAGTAGGGCTAACTGTTGCTTTGTGTCTTATACGGAAAACATTAGAGACATTCACAAAAGAAAGCCACAGAATATAGAACGGCTGCACGAAATGAATAAGACGGGGTATATGCTGGAAAAGGATGGTGAGGATTTAATATTTGAATCGGAAAAGGCCGCATGTGAATACTTGGGCGTTGTAAAGTGTTCGATTTCGTCTTGTTACCGCCGTGGGGTTAAGTGCAAGGGCTATAAAATAGCAAAAATGGATAAGGAGGAAACCAATGAACTGGATTAGCGTGAGGGATAGACTACCTGAAGACCAAGTGGAAGTGCTGGTGGCCACCAGAAGCAAAAATGGCGTGCGAAATATTGACAAAGGGTATCTGGCAATCGACCACTTTATCCATCGTGGACGCGCCGAGGTTACTCACTGGATGCCGCTGCCAGAACCGCCGAAGGAGGAAAAATGAAACGAATAATAGCAATAGCAATATTAACCCTGCTGGCCCTCGCCCTGTGCGGGTGCGGAAAGGCCGAAGCTGGTACTTACAGACTGCGAACGCTGGAAACGGGTGCATTGTATACGATATATGTCGATAACCTCACAGGGATACAATATTTGAAAACATACCAAGGCGGCGTGTGCGTAATGGTAGACGCAGCGGGAAGGCCGCTGATATGGGAGGAAGAAAAATGATAACGATCCACAACAACGAGGAGCCGCTGTACAAACTGGCAAAGGAGATACACGAAAACGCCGTTGCTCATGGCTGGTGGGACGAGGAACGGAATCTGCTGGAAATCGTTGCCCTTTGCCACAGCGAACTGTCGGAGGCGGTAGAGGAATACCGCGCCGGCCGTGGCATGGTTTACCCCGGCGTGGGCGGCAAGCCCGAGGGGATAGCCGTTGAAATGGCCGATTGCCTCATTAGGATACTGGACTGGTTCGGGCATGAAGGGCTGGATGTGGACGGCATTGTGCGAGAAAAAATGCTCTACAACAAGGGCAGACCATATAAGCACGGAAAGAAGTGTTGAAATGAATGATAGAGAAAAGCGCTGGAGGGTTCGGGGACAACTCCGCCGGTGGGGAAACACGGCGAACCTGTGCCGGAGGAAACAGGCCGAAATCGCGGAATATATCGGGCTGATCGATGCCGCTGTTGACACACTGGGCGCACAGATCATTAGCGGAGCGCCGCGTGGGACGGATACGAGCGACCCCACAGCGTGGGCGGCACAAAGGGCGGAGACACTGAGGGAAGCCTATCGCGGGCGAATAACCGAATTGCAAATTGATATATGCACTGCCCTGGATTTGGCGCGACACATGGACGAGATCGTAACCGAGCTGCCCCCCGACCAACAGGAGGTTATCGACAAACGGTATAAGCGCCGCTGGGGGTGGGGCAGGATAGGCGCGAAATTATATATCAGCGATAGGCAAGCACAGCGCGTGGAGGCGGAGGCGGTCACGAGGCTTGCAGAATATATGGATTTTGAGCGGATGGAATAAAAAAAGGGCTGCGTTGAGCGGCCCCTTTTTGCTGCGTTGTATCCTCGGACAACTTGAAATCATATCGGCCGGAAGTTCCCGATCGCCTCCCGAATGACCCCCAGCCGGAAATCATATATCCCCACGCCGTCGCACTCTCGGCGGTAGATACGGGCGGCGGCGCGAGCCTGGGCGAGGGTGCTAAACTCCCGCTGCTCGTCGTGCCCCTCGCCCCTCGTCCATGTAATAACCTGATAACGCATATTGTACCTCTTATATCATTATTCCAAACTTTTCCGCCAGCAGCTCCCGCCGCGCTTGCGGTATCGGCTTAACTCCGGCGCACCACGAATGCACTGCGGCCTTGCTTACCTCGCAGGCCTCGGCGGCCTGCTCCAACGTCAGATTGCGGGCTTTGAGCTGATCCCGCAAATACTCGCCGTCGCCGAGCACGGGAGCGCACCGGCCCTGCATATATGCAAGCTCCCACATGCCTTGCTGGTTGAGCGGCAGCGCGTGCTCGTCCTCGGTTATATCCTCCGCGCCTTGCAGCACGTCCCGTATGGCTCTATCGACCTCCGGGGTGAGCTTGCGGCTAACAATCATATACCGCAACCCCTCACCCAGCCCACGGATGGGCCACATATTAGCTGTCTGCACCCGGCAGTGCGCCCCGATGATGTCGGGGAGCTGCGCCGCCATGATACCATACGCCCGGCCCAGGGCCTTAACCGTGTTGTCTGTCATGTGCTCACCTCCGTTAATCCTGCGATTATATTAGTCTTGGTCGCATCAAAGCGGCGAATTTTTGCGCGGGTTTGTAGCCTTTGTCCTTTACCGCCTGATAGAGCGCCCGGATTTCCTCAGGCCTGCCGGTCGTAAATGTAACCGCCCCCCGTGGGGTGATGTCCACAAACCGCACAGCGGGGCAGAAACCGAGGTCATAACAGACCTCATCATATGTCATCTCAATTTTTTCACCGTTTTTCACTACCTGCATTTTCATATCCTCCTTTTTGCCGCCGGGCTTGTGACCGGCCTGCCGCATTACCGCCCTTGCGGGCGTCACTCTGCGCTATTTGTATATCTTGACCGTCTCCCAACCGTCTATCGCGGCGGTAGTATTTAAATCTCTGATGGGCAAGCGCTTGATCACGGCTACGCCCTGATTGAGGATGCACTCATACTCATAACGATAGGTTTTGGTGTCTACTGTCAATTCCTTCTTTACACGGTTCTCAAATGCTTTAGTCATTGTCTTTATCTCCTCTCTTGTCATGTCTGCATTATACATCTTTGTCTTACCAAACCGTCACGATCTCATCATAATAGGGATTACTGCGCTCTACGTCGTAATAATCGCCGTCATAATAGCGGGCCTCCAGCAAATCAATACCAGTTAGCCCCTCGGGGTCATCGGTGATCTTGTACTCAACAGGCAAATCCAACTCCCGAGCCGCGCTGAGGGTGTGGTGCTTGTCAGTTTGCACAGCATACTCTACACCGTCGATTATGCCAACATAGGAGCACGGGACAATGATACTTTTAGCACCGGCGGCGGTGAGCTGTTCTATTTTTTCGGCTACTATTTCGGGGTTGATGTAGTGCTGGCTGCTGATGATTGTCATTGTCGTGTGCTCCTCTCTTGTTATGTCTATATTATATACCTATCAGATTAAAAAGTCAACCAAAAAGATAAACAAACTAAAATAATAAGGCAAAAACTTTTGATGCGGGAACCTAAAACCTGTCGCGAAATGTCGTGATCCATGCGCTATGATTGTAGCATAGAGATGGGCCGCACGAGATGAGCGGCCCGTTGGCTTTATGGGGGTGCCAAAAAAACAATGTACAAATGCAAAAGCTGTGGCGAAGTATTCGCCGCGCCGGTTGAAACGGAGGATTACCAGTTATACGCAGAGCCGTTTGACGCCTGCCCTAAATGCCGGAGCGAGTGGATCGCAGAATATGACCCCTGTCCGGTGTGCGGCAAAAATGAGCGCATGGACAGCCTGCCGGTGTGCCGGGAGTGCGCCATAAAAGAACTGGAGGCCATGGAGCGCGAGGGGAAACTTTTTGGCGGGATATGCCGCGGGGCGCTGCTGCAACTGCTCAGGGGGCAAATATGAGCGTATACGAGCGTATAGCGGCGGTAATGGCCGATGTAACCTATCTCACACGGGATTGCGATATGGGCGATTTTTGGACGTTGAGCGACGAGAGGGTAACGAGCGCGGTGAGGGCCAGCCTGATAAAAAATGGCCTGGTGATTATCCCCATAGCTACCGAGACGCAGACCAAGGACGCGATAGCCGCCACCATCACATACAGGATACAGGGCATCGACGACGACGGCATAAACGTCTGCATGAGCGGCGCCGGTGAGACGCTGGGGGCCGCCCTCACAAACGCCCACAAATATATGCTATTGCAGGTTTTTAATATCCCCAACGGCATGGAGCAGATGGGCACGGGCGAGCGGCATAGAACGGGCAGGGGGCGGGCATTGCTCAACGCGCTTAAAAAAATGTGCCCGGACGAGCAAGCGCTGAACGCCATGAGCGGCAACCTGTATGGCAAACCTGTTGCAGAGCTGACCGAGGACGAGCTGCAAAAAATGGCAAACGAGATTGACAGATTGAGAGGTGATAGAGCGTGAGGGATAACGAGTATTTTGACGAGATCAAAACCGGAGGCAGGCCGAAAATGGTCATAAACAAGCGCGGCCTGAAATTGGTTACCGACCTGTCCAAAATAATGTGCAGCAACGAGGAGATAGCCACCTCCCTCGGCGTGTGCGTCAATATGCTGACCAACGCCAATAACGCCAAATTATTTAACCAGGCCAAGGCCGCCGGACAAACCGATGCTAAAAAAAGCCTGCGCCGCAAACAGTTCGCCCTGGCTGCCAAAAACGCGAACATGGCGATGTTTTTAGGCAAAAACTATCTCGACCAGCGCGACAAACAGGAGATCGAGAGCACTATCAGCGGCGGCGTATCCCTGGGATTTGACGATGATCTGATGGGGTAAATATATCGTTGGGTTTACCGCCGAACCCTAAACAGATGGAGTTTTTCCGCGCCCGTGGGCGGCACGTTGCGTATGGCGGCGCAAGGGGCGGCGGTAAGAGCTGGGCCATGCGAACCAAACTGATCATGCTGGCGGTCAAATATCCGGGCATACAAATACTGCTGCTGCGTCGTACTATGCCACAGCTGCGTGAAAACCATATCGTCCCCATGCTGTCCACCCTCAAGGGGATCGCCCAATATAAGAGCCAAGAAAAAGTTTTTGAATTTTATAACGGCTCCCGTATCGTGTGCGGCTACTGCGCCGCCGAGACCGACGCGCTCAACTATCAGGGCCAGTCATACGACGTTATAGGCATGGAGGAGGCCACGCAATTTACCGAGCAACAAATGGACTGGATAGTATCCTCTAACCGTCCATCCGGCCCCGGCTACCCAACGCGCATGTATTACACTTGCAACCCCGGCGGAGTAGGCCACGCATGGGTTAAGCGACTGTTTATCGACCGCGACTACCGCAACAGTGAGCGGCCCGAAGATTATGATTTTATCCCGGCAAAGGTGTATGACAACTATGTATTGATGGGGCGCGACCCGGATTACGTCCGTAAACTGGAAAATCTGCCTAAAGATATGCGTCGGGCACATCTGGACGGCGACTGGGACTTATTTGTCGGGCAGTATTTTACGGAGTTCCGGCGCGATATACACGTTGTCACACCGTTTGCAATACCCGATTACTGGCAGCGATATAGGGCATTTGACTACGGTTTGGATATGTTAGCCTGCTATTGGGCGGCATTTGACGAGCTGGGCAACTGCTATGTGTATAACGAGTATTGCGCCCCTAACCTCATCATCTCAGAGGCGGCGCATCGAATATTGGAGCGCACGCCGGAGGAAAGCAAAATAGAGTGTACATTTGCGCCGCGCGATATGTGGGCCACCAACAGGGCCACGGGCAAATACCAGGCGGAGATATTTGAAGAAAACGGCCTACGGCTAACACCCGTGAGCAACGGAAGAGTGGCAGGATGGCAAAATATAGCAGAGTGGCTGCACCCTGTCCCCAATGGCGTGGGCGGCACCCAACCCCGCCTGAAAATATTTAGCAACTGTACGGAGCTGATAAAGGATTTGCCGCTGCTCCAGCATGACGACAAAAATCCGAGCGACTGCGCGACGGAGCCCCACGACATAACCCATGCCCCGGACGGATTGCGTTATCTGCTGGACGGCAGACCGCACCCGGCGGAAATACTCGCCCCGAAGGACGAGGACGAGCCGCCGGAATTTGACGACCAGATAGAGAATTTTATGGATTACGGAGGATAGAATGGAATACCTCATAGGCGCTGTGATGGGCGCTATTTTGTTTTTTGGCGGGTATCTGACCGCCTACAAATTGGCGCCGCGAAAAAAATACGAGCCTGACGATGACCTACAAGTGCAGTACGACGATACCCGCCGCACACGGGCCGACAAAATGAATATGCAGATGTATAACATGCTGAATTATACAGGGAGAGCACAGAATGACGATTACGAAGACTGACCCCCAAAGCGTATGGGAGGAGTACCAGCAGGGCAGGCGATACAAAGAGGCCATAAACCTGTACGAAGACGTGCGACTTAATGAAAATTTCTATCTTGGGCGGCAATGGGAGGGGCTGAACGCTCCCGACCTGCCTAAGCCCGTGCTCAATTTTCTCAAACGCGTCGTTACCTACGTTATCGCCACCATATCCTCAAACGATATAGCCGTATCCCTATCGCCCCACGAGAGCGACCGGGACAAGGAAATGACCGCCAAAGCCGTAAGCAGGCAGCTTGAGAAGGTGATAGAAAACACCAAATTTAAAAGCGCATTGCGCCAACGGATACGGGACAGCGCAGTAGATGGCGACGCCTGCATGTATTTTAGATTTGACCCCGAAATAGCGACAGGACAGGCCGCACAGGGCGATATAGCGTGTGAGGCTATAGACAACATTAATGTGATATTTGGCAACGCATACAACCGCGATGTGCAGTCACAGCCCTATATCATCATTTGCCAGCGCAAAAAGGTGAAGGAACTGAAACGCGAGGGCAAGGCCGCCGGCATAAGCGACGCAGAAATACAACTGATACAGGCCGACACAGATGCATATCAGCGCGAAAAGGGCGACGATGCAAACCTCTGTACCAAACTGATAAAACTTTGGAAAGAAGAAAACGGCGAAATCTGGTACACGAGCACAACGGAAAAGGCGACGATAAACAAGCCTACCAACACGGGCCTAAAGCTCTACCCCGTGGCGTGGATGAGCTGGGACGAGGTAAAGAGCAGCTACCACGGCCAAGCACTTCTCACTGGCCTTATCCCCAACCAGATAGAGGTCAACAAATTGTTTGCCTGTTATGTGCGCTCGGTCAGCATGAACGCATTCCCGAAGATCGTTTACGATTCGGACAAAATCAAGAAGTGGACGAACAAGGCCGGAGAGGCCATAGCGACGAAGGGGATCGGCGTTGGACGGGTAAATGATTATGTAACAGCCATACGCGGCGGCGATGTATCCTATCAGGTCATGGAGGTCATACAGCAGATCATAACCATGACCCGCGATTTTATGGGCGCCTCTGACGCCGCTCTTGGCAACGTCAAACCCGATAACACCTCCGCCATTATCGCCGTGCAGCAGGCCTCGTCAATGCCGCTGGAAATCCAGCGGATGAACCTATACCAATTTACCGAGGATTGCGTGCGGATAATGATGGATATAATGCGGACGTATTACGGCGTGCGCATTGTCACGCTGGATGAGGCCGTCCCCGCCATAGAGGACGGCGCCGCGCTTGACACCATGGGCAACCCGACAGGGGAGAGCATCAACAAAATACAGCTCGATTTTTCAAATTTTGACACCATCAACTACGACACAAACGTTGACGTGGGCGCGTCCTCATACTGGTCTGAATTGATGCAGATACAGACCATGGACAACCTGTTTGCAAAAGGGATAATTACCGACGCGGTACTGTACCTCGAAAGCATACCGAGCAAATACCTGAAAAACAAGGACAAAATCATAGCCGCCGTTAAGGAGCAGCAGGCCATGATGGCACAGCAAGCCGCCATGCCTACGGAGGCCCCACCCGCAGAAATGCCGATAACTGATACAGCGGCGCAGGAGCTTGTGAACCAGGTTGCCGAAGCACGGCGGGAAATAATGAATCAATCGCGACAATAGGCCTAAAGGGCCTTTTGCTATATCAGCGCCGACCATAGCGCAACCGGCCGACCATAGCCGGAGAAAGGATCAACATGGATAACAACATTTTTGACGGCTCTGATCTGTTTGTGGACGAGGAGATTGCCCCGGAGACACCCGAGGAAACCACCGAACCGGAAACAACGGAACCAACTGAACCCGAACAGCCCGAAAGCACCGAGAAGGCCGACCAAGCCGCAGAGCCGGAAGCAGACAAGCCCGGCGCTATCCGCGTGAAATATAAGGGCGAAGAGCGGGAGCTGTCGGTGGAGGACGCTGTCGTATACGCCCAGAAGGGCATGAACTACGACGTGATCTATAACGAGCTTCAGACCGCAAAAGCAGAAGCCCAGGAGATCGCCCCCTTTTTACAGGAGGTTGACTATTGGGCTAAAGAGAACGGGATGAACCGCTCCGAATATCTGAGCTTCCTCCGCGAAAACCGCCAGGCTCAAATGCTCCAGAATGAGATGAGCGGCATCAAGGCCCAGTATCCCGACCTGCCTGACGAGGTAGTAAAGGAGATGGCCGAGCTGAGATGCAAGGGCAAGGAGGCGGAAAATGTCAAACTGGAAGAGCAGCAAGCGCAGGCGCGAAAGGACGCCGAGCTTGCGCCGTGGCAGAAATTTATCGAGATTTACGGCATAACCGACCCGGAAAAAATACCGCCCGATGTGATGGCGGACGTGGGAAACGGGCTATCCCCCGTTGAGGCTATGCAAAAGCACGAGATAAACGAGCTTAAAAAACAGCTTGAGGCAGCTAATACCAAAAAACAGATAGAGGAAAAACACGAGGAAAACAAAAAACGCGCAATGCCAAGCGCGGCAACACAGGCCCAGCCGGAAAAGGAGGACAGCTTCCTTGCAGGCATGGGCTTTTAATTTACTGAAAGGAAAAAGTGAATAATGGCTATCAATCTACACGAAAAATACTCCGACAAAATCAAACAGGTCTATACCCACAACTCTTTTGTCGAGGGAAAAACCAACCAGGAATACTCTTTTGTCGGCGTCAAAACCGTCAAAATTCCCAATCTCATTACCCAGGACCTTAACGACTACCAGCGCACCGGCACCAACCGTTACGGCACTCCCAATGAGCTGCAGGACGCTATGCAGGAACTCAGCGTTACTCAGGACAAGTCCTTTGCCATCACCATCGACAAGGGCAATAATGTCGAGCAGCAGATGATGAAGCAGGCAGGCCGCGTCATGGAGGCGGAGATGCGCGAAAAGGTAACGCCCACCTCCGATAAGTACGCCCTCGCTCAGTACGCCGCCAATGCAGGCCATACCATAGCCTATGACGCTGCCGTGGCCAAGAGCAACATAATCTCTAAGCTGCTGGATATAGAGGTCTACTTCGAGGATAATTTTGTCCCCACCGACCGCCGCTATGTGTTTGTGAAAAACACGCACATTGCCATGATAAAGCTGTCCAGCGAGTTCCAGTACGCTGATTCCGCCGTAGACAAGCTGCTTATGAAGGGTATCGTGGGCAAGATAGGCACTCTCAATATCGTTGGCGTACCCGCCGCGTATATGCCTGCTAATGTAGAACATATCGCGTTCCAGTCCAATTCCGTTATGCTGCCCTTCAAGATCAAGGACAGCCGCATACATCAGGACCCGCCCGGCCTGTCCGGCCACCTGCTGGAGGGCCGCTTCATGTACGACGCATTTGTCATAGGCGCTATCTGCGACGGCGTTGTAGTTGTTGTGGCCAAGGATAAGAAGTGCGCTGCGCCCACCGTGACCAAGGGCACCACGACCGCCATAGCTACTACCACCTCCGACGCAGAGGTCTACTATACCACCGACGGCTCTGATCCCCGCTGGTCTACTACCCGAACCAAGTACAGCGCCGCCATTGCCAATCCCACCGCAGGGACCATCATTAAGGCATACGCGACCTATATTAGCGGCGGTATGTATCCCTCCGATGTAGTCACCCACAAGTGCGTTTAACAAAATCATAGTGGGGCGGGCAACCGCCCCACCTTACCAAGGAGGAACCCATGACCGGACAACAGATATACGAGCTGGCCTCATCATTCCTGTACGAGATAGACGGCGAAGATGAGGATTCAAAAAGATTTGCCGTCGGGTTTATAAATATCCTGCTGCAGGAGTGCCTTAACTGCGAAAATAGCATGCGGCTTTTCCGGGGGAAAGAAACGCTGGACGAAGCGCCGTACATCAAATCGCTTGCCGAGGAGATACCGTATCAGCCGGAGCTTACCCGCGTTGCCTTCCCGTATGGCGTGGCCTCGTGGTTTTTCCAAGAAGCGCTCGACAATTTCCAAGCCGAGAATTACCGCAGCAAGTACCTGTCCGCTGTTAACGAGGCAAGTAAACTCAACAGCGGCATAGCGGAGGATTATTACTCATGCCTGAGTCTGTGACCCCGAAAAAAATAGCGGCGACGAAAACCTACCAGCGCACATACGACAAATTCAGAGGCGTCGATTTCTCTACCGACCCCACACAGGTAGCGGATTTCCGTTCCCCGTATGCCGAAAACCTGATATCCGACCTCGCGGGATTCCCGGAAAAACGCCCCGGCTGGCGGACGCTGCTGACCGTGGCAAACGAAAGGATCAACGGCATATATTACTGCGTATTCAAAAGCGGCGCCACAGCAAGGCTCGTCCACGCCAAAAACAAACTCTACAAATGGAACGACGACGATACCGTTACCCTTGTGTTTACCGGCATGAACGACCAGCGCAGCGCGGCCTTTGCCCATGGCGGCAAACTGTATATGCTCGACGGGCTGAAATACCGCGTGATAACGGAGAACAACGGCGCATACACGGTGCAGAACGTAGAGGACACGGCGGCCTTTATCCCGACTACCACCATAGGCGCAGACCCCACGGGCGGCGGCACACACCTGGAAGCGGTCAATATGCTGTCCACCGGGAGGATAAATTCTTTCCGTTCCAATGGCACTGATAAGACCTACTACCTCGACACACAGGATATTACCGCCGTAACAAAAGTGCTCGTGGGCGGCACGCTGAAAACACCTACGACGGACTACACCGTAGACCTTGCCGCCGGAACAGTGACGTTTGCCGAAGCCCCGGCAGACAGCAAGGGCGTTGATAATGTGGTTATCCATTTCGCTGCCACGGTAGAGGGATACGCCGACCGCGTGAACAAATGCACACTGTTTGCCTATTACGGCTACAACAACGATAACCGCGTATTCATTTCCGGCAACCCGGAATATAAAAATTGGGACTGGCAATCCGGGCTTGACGATCCTACATATTTCCCCGACACCGGTTACACCCGGATTGGCGCTGACACCTCGTCTATCATGGGCTACATCAAACAATATGATTCCCTCATGGTAGTCAAGGATGATAACCAGCAGGACGCAGAAGTGTTCCTCCGCACTGCCGAGATGCAGACGGACGGAACGGTGATATTTCCCATCAAACAGGGCATAAAGGGCGTAGGAGCCATATCCAAGTACGCCTTCGACACCCTCAGAGATGACCCGCTCTTCTTGGCAAGGGAGGGAGTTTTCGGCATATCCTCGACCTCTGTACAGTTGGAGCGCAACATACAGGACAGAAGCTATTTTGTCAACACGGAACTGACTAAGGAAAGCGGCCTTGATGAAGCCGTATCCGTAGTATGGAACGGCTATTATATCCTGTGCGTTAACGGAAAGTGCTTTGTAGCTGACAGCCGCCACAGGAGCGCAAAGACGGACGGCGGCGCAAGTTATTCCGAAAGCGGCTCGTATGTGCAGTATGGCTATGAGTGGTACTACTGGACAAACATTCCCGCGAGAGTGTTCTTTGAGCAGGACGGCAGCCTGTTTTTCGGCACGGCTGACGGCAAGATATGCCGGTTTAACACCGACCGGGGAAAAATGAACAAATATAACGACGACGGGCAGCCTATTACTGCTATCTGGTCTACACAGATGGACAATTACGGCACTATCACCCGCAGGAAGTCCCTGACGAAAAAGGGATGCGGCGTGATGATAAAGCCGTATACAAGATCGTCGGTCAAAATACTCGTGGCTACTGACCGCATACATGATACTCAGATACGCTCCAAGGCAATGGATATACTGGATTTCAGCGATATCGACTTTGAACGCATAACCTTTAACACGCTGGACACGCCACAGGTTATCGCGTTCAATAAAAAGGTCAAGAAATTCATCGTCCTACAGATCATCTTCAAAAACGACACGCTCGATGAGGGCTTCGGCATATACGGCGTACAAGTCCAGTACGTCGTGGGCGGCTATGTCAAATAAGGAGGAAATATGCTCGAAACAAACATAAAGAAAGTGGCTACACAGGTTCCTACACCCGTCACGCCCACCACGCCGCAAAGCCCGATAAGCGGCGGCACATACACCGTGGGCGGCAACCATACCGTTGACAACTCCGCGTATGCCGCCGGCACCGATGCAAACGCCATAGCCCTGCAAACCTATGACAAACAGCTTGCCGCATATAAGGCGGCGCTCCAGGCGGGGTATGACGCACAGGCGAATTCGATAGCCGCACAGGCGGCAAAACTGAAGGATCAGTATAACGCCTCCCGGAACGACATATACACCAACTCCCGTCTGTCTGCAATCGGCAATAATGAGCGGCTTGCGGCTCGTGGGCTTGCCGGCAACCTCTACGACTATGCCCGCAGCGGGACTTCTGAGACCAGCAGGATAGCGCAGGACGTCGCCATGCGAAAGGCCCTTGCCCAGCAGAATAACGCGGAGATAAGCGCGAACAACGACCTCAGCCTTAAACTGCTTGAAGCGCAGAGGGAAGCTGACGCGAAGTACGCCGAATACGCCGCCAAGAATGAGGAAAGCAAAATACCTTACCTTATGGCCCTCGCGAACGCCGCCAACATGAGCAGCGGCGGAGGAGGCGGAGGAGGCGGCGGCTATTATAGAAGCGCTAAGAAGTCCAGCAAGAAATCAGGAAGGAAGAGCGGCAGCGGAAGCAATAAAACGTCTGCGACCACTAAAGGCAATAATATACCGGGCGATCAGAGCACCAGCCGCATTCTGATAAACCCGAAAACCGGAAAGGAAACCAAAAACAGAATTTCTGGCATGGTCAAATAGGGGTAAAATCGCATGGCAAAGACTCAAGCAGAAGTAAGGGCGGCAAAGGACGCTAAATTAGGCATAAACAGAAATATCCAAACGACAAAAAACACAACGAAATATGATTCCGCCCCAAGCAATATCGAAGAACAGCGCGACCGTAAAGACGAGGCACTTGGCATTACCCGGCGCGAGGGCAGCACCTGGAATACCGGCAAAACTTATACAAAACCTACGGCACAGTCCCTGCTCGACCAGTATAACGCTTCGGCCAAGAAACGTATTGAAGAAGCCAATGCGGCCACACAGAAGGCAAAAAAGGAATATGACGATTATATTGCCAAGGAAGGCCGCATATACCAGAAGAACTACGGTGCGCCATCCGACAAGGCCAACGAGCTGCAAAACAAGCTTAATCAGGCCCGTCTCGCCCAACGGAACGCAGAGAACGAGGCGACTATAACACGCCTTGCCCAGACATCTACACTGTACAAGGACAATAAGAACAAGAAGTCTAAGGTGGACATTGGCAGAACGACGGAGCTTTCCACAGGCATACGGGCAAAGGAAGGTAATCTCGCATGGAATACTGATACCTATAAGGCCATGACCGACGAAGAGGCATCCGTCTATAACCGTCTCGCCAAGAACGGCAAGGAAAAGGAAGCAGAGGAATTTCTCAAGGCCATAACCCCTACCCTGAACGCCAGAGTAACACAGGGACGCTTGCAGACGGCCAAGGAGACGGCACAGAGTGGCGTGGGCGGCGGCATCGGTGCGTCTGTAGCCTCTTCCCTCCTAAAGCCTGTGACGGCCGCACAGGGCGGAATACAGACGGTATACAACTTCCTGACAGGAAAACCCATAGACACCAACGCCCCCGAATATTATGCCTCCAACCTCGCCAATACCTTGCGCAGTTCCGTAGCCGAAAAGATCGAGAACGGTGTGTACGAATCCACAAAGGGCGACTACACATACGACGGAACCGGCAACCGCCGCATGACCACCGAGGGCGAGGCAAAGAACAACGGCAAGATTGCTTCATTTCTCTACCAGACCGGCATGAGCATGGCGGATATGCTGACCATGACTCCCTTCGGGCCTGTCGGTATGCAGGTAATGATGTCCTCCAACGCCGGCGTAGACACCATGATAGACGCGAAGAACAACGGTGCGACAGATGATCAGGCCATGGCGCTCGGCATTGTATCTGGCGCAGCGGAGGCACTCTTTGAAAAGTTCTCCATAGAAAACCTGTTCCACGGCGGCGTATCTAAAAGTACTATCCTCGCGGCTCTCAAACAGGGCGGCATAGAAGCCTCCGAGGAAATGGCTACCGAGATAACTAATATCCTTGCCAATGAGACCGTTATGGGTAATCAGTCTGACTTCAACAAGGCCGTGGCTGAGTACAAAGAAATGGGCCTCGACGATAAGGACGCTAAGGCAAAGGCGCTTGAGGAAAAGCTACTCCAGGTGCTTGAAGCGGGCGCAGGCGGCTTCCTGAGCGGCTTTGGCATGGGCGCGGCGGCGGATATAATGAACACACGGACCACAGGGCATGGCGTCATAGACCAGGCTACGGAAACCTATATCAATCAGGGACAAACCCCGGAGCAGGCGCGGCAGAGCGCCATAGACTATCTAAAGGGTGAGCTCCGCGCCGTCGGTGCGCTTGCGGATGAAAACTCCGTCGCGTATAAGCTGTCGCAGAAGAAAGGCGATATGTCAACCGGCGATGTCGGCAGGGCGTATATGGCGAACAAGGAGGAATGGGAGTCTGGCGGCCTGAGGGCGTCTCCTGAGTATACTCCAGAAAAAACGGGCATATCGATCGAAAGGCAAACAGAGTTTGACGATTACGTACAAAACGCATTAGCCGGAGCGGATAATAATGAGAGCAAAGCATTTAGCCTGAGCAAAGTTGATAATCGGATAGTGACCGCGCTGAACGCAAGAGGTGTAAAGATTAAAGATGGCGCTTGGCATGAAATAACCGATAACGATATACGCCATATAAACAATAGCCACGGTATCAGCAAAGATGGGCAGTATGGTATCACGACCGGAGATCTACAAGCGATACCGCTGATATTAAATAACGCCGACACGGTCTACTATTATCCTTACAAGAATGGTAGACAAGGCGTGCTATACGTTATGGATCATGTTGATACCACATATTACGTGGAGCAGATATTAAACGATGATACGCTTACAGGCAAACAAATGATAAAGGCACCTCTTGGTGAAGTGCCCGAGATATATAAAGACGTAATAAACAAAAATGAAGTGCTAACTGCTTCTCTCGATGGCGTTTCAGCCCCCGGGATGTACGCCCAAGACGTTACACAGCCCAGCACTTCTAAAACAAATATACCAAACTCTGCTGAAACTGTCAACACAGAGGCTACTATTCCCGATAGGATAGAGCAGCTTCAACAACGCCTGAATGAGCTACCCATGAAGCTTTCCCGCGAAGGCATAGACATTCAGAACCAGATAAACGAGATCAAAGCGCAGCAACAGACCATCGCCGATATTGCCAACGATACATCGAGGACACAGCAACAGGCCGACCTATCCGAAAAGGAACTTGACTTTGCGAAAAAACTGAGCCAGGCGGCGCAAAACCTCGGCGTGGTCAATTCCGAAACAAAGGCGCTGGGCAAGGAGTTCTTCTCACATTCTGAGGAGATGCCCTCGCTACAGTCTATCCAGAACAAAAACGTTGAGGATTTGACCAGCGAGGATTATGTAACCATCGTAAAGAATCTTGTCGGCAGTGGTAAACAGCGGCTTTATACCAAGGAGACTTCCAGAGTATTTGACACCGTTGCGGGCGGAAATAAGGAACTGCGCAATACCCTGTACAACATATTCGAAAAGCCCTTCAACGAGGCAGGCGGGCATTACGGCAAGTCCCTCACCTCCTCCGTGGAATCCTATAAGGAGATCATGCGCAAGTACGGCATCAAGCCCAAAAGCAAGGAGGACGTGGCGGCACAGTGGTACGGCGAAGGGCAGCGGCAGGGGCCGGACGGCGTAATGTCCGAGTATACCCAGGCAGACCTTCAGCGGGATTTCCCCGATACGTGGGAGAAAATCAAGGGCTTTGCCGAAGCCAACAGACAGATATACGAGAAGTACCTTGACCGTATCAACTCCATGATGGAGACGATATATCCTAATGTTTTGGAGAACGCCCAGGAAGAATATCAAAACCTGGTATCTAAGCTCGATGTAGCCAAGAGCAAAACCGACGCCATGGCCCGCGCCATAGCCGAAAAGGAACGGGTGACGCAGCAGCTTCAGGATATGCGCGACAGCAAGCAGAGGCGCGACACTAAAGCGTTCGCGAATATCGAGGGCAGGATAGCAGCGGAGCAGGCCAAGATTGACAGCATGAAGAAAGAGCTTGCCGAGCTTGAGAAAAGGCAGCGCATACATGAAATGGACGCGCAAGCGCAAAAGACGGCGATAGACACCGGGGCGATATACGAGGGCAAACGGATACTTCCCCGCAAGGACTATTTCCACCACGCCCAGGAGATGCTCAGCGACTATACCGTGCTCGACTTCCTCAAGCCCAAGAACGTAAATGAGGATATCTCCCCCGCCCTCGCCGGCATATCCGACCAGACAAAGCCAAAATCCCGCTGGTGGGGCGCCATGTTTCACAGAGGGAACGGTGCATACTTTGCCAGCGCATCCAACGCCATGGCAAGCTATATAGGCATGGCTGAGTACAAACTGGCGTATGACCCCCTTACGAATTATTTCCGCAAGATGGAAGGCGCCATGCGCACAAGCGCTGATACCGTAAACGCGAAGAATGCCTCTGGCTTTATCGAGTGGACTAAGGACTGGACGGACGGCATAGCCGGAAAGAGCGACCATGTTATAGACCGCGGCGTACAAAAGGCGATAGGCCGCCAGATGCTCAACAGCATAAACAATGTAAACAAGCGTGTCCGCGCCAACAAGGTCATGGGTAATATCCGCACAATGGTTGTGCAGGGATCAAACATTGCCAACGCTACGGGATACATACCCAGCGCCAAGGCATGGCAGCAGGGCTTGCAGGCCTTTGTGGACTATCATTTCAACCCCGACAGCAATATGCGGCAGCTCCTGTCGCACTCTGAGTTCATGTCCCAAAGGTATGGCGCAAATGGCATGAACATACTGGAAGGCGACGGCAAAGGCGTAAAGTGGTTGGCCGCACAGGGCCTTGAGCTTTTGCAGCACTGGGGCGACGATCTGACGTGGTTTTCCGCGTTCGCGCAATTCAACGAAAACCCCGATGCGGCAATGTCCGGCATGAAGCGCAGATATGAAAACGCCATAGATTACGCCGACGATATAACCCGCCGCAGCGTTGCCGGACGCGGCGTAGGAGAAGGCGCGCTTCTGAACAATTCAAAAGTAATCAACACGCTTGCGCCATTCCAGACCGAAGTGCTGAATCAGTGGAACGCCTTTTTTGAACACGCCAAAGATCTGAAAGCAAGCCCCGAAGCAAGAAAACGGGCGGCAAAGGGCCTTGCATCTCTCGAAGTATCAACGTACCTTTTCAACCTTATCACTGAAGCGTTAATCGGTGATAAGATACTCGGCTTTGACTTCATTGGCGCAATCGCAGAAGCGATACAGAATTACCGGGACGACGATGACGAGGACAAGAACGCCCTTGACCTTGCAAAAGGCGTAGCGCAGTCCTCCCTCGGAACCATGGTAGACGCTGCGCCCTATGCTAACATCATTGCAAATCTGCTCGATAAAGAGACTAATGAAAAGATATTTGGCAAAGAGCATTCTCCGACCAGGTACGGCGGCGGCAACATCGGCTTACAGGCGGCGGCGGACGGTATCCTCTGGGGACTGGATACCGCCGAAAAGATCATCGACGGCATAAGCGACAAGACCCCCGCCGAAGATGTGATAAAGAGCCTCGATTGGGAGGGCGGCCTTGAAACCGCCGGCAATTTCGTAACGCCGTATGGCGGCACACAGCTCGTGAGGACTGTCAAGGGCCTTGAAACCTTCTTCCGGGGCGGCAAGTACGATAAAAAGGGCAACCTGCAATACGCCGTGGCGAAAACCCCGGTCAACTTCCTTCGCGCCGCCACGCTCGGACGCAGCGTGCTGCCGGAGCATCGGGAATGGGTAGCAAAGGGATTCCCTTCTCTTGACGAAAAAGAAAGCAAAATCTTCCAAAGCGCGAAGGAACACGGCGGCACGGTGCAGAGTTTTGCCCAGTACCGCAATCAATACAAAAATATGGTTGCGGAGGACGACGAGAAAAACAAAGCCCTCTATGAGCGCAAGGAGGAGATCAAGAAGGGAAATCCCAACCTGACCAACGCCGAGGCGCTTGAGCGGGCCGAAATGGATTTAGGCTACAAGGAACAGAACAGCGCGTACAAATGGGCGAAGCAAATCGCCGACGATCCGAACCTCACCAACGAGCAAAAGGCGGACTATATCACCCTTGCCGACTTCTCGCCTGCAACGATTGAAGATATAAAGTCGCTTACTGATTACGGCGTACCCATTGATAATTATGTATCCGTCATATCTGCGCTTGCGGATAAAGGCCTCAAGGCGAAGGACAACGACCTTAATACCGATGACAAGAAAAAAATATCTAAACAGATATTTGATATGCAGGGGCTCACCGAAAAGCAGAAGACCGCGCTCGTACGTAAAACTATCGGCGACAACTGGATTGCAGACTTCTCCAGCAAGGCCGCGTTCAGCATTGCCAACGATTACGGGAAGAGCGAATACAAAAAGTACGCGAAAGCCAAGGAAGAGACCGGCATAACCGCAGAACAGTACGTTGGACTGAAGGACAAGATAAAAAACAAGGCCTTTAAGGGCACTGACGAGAACGGAAAGACCGTTTACTACCTCAAACAGTGCAAGCTTGCAAACTACGTTGATTCCCTCGATGCGAGCGAAGAAGTTAAAAAGTATATATGGGATTCCGTATATAACAAAGACGACGACCGCGAATATGAGGATCGGCATAAGAAGCTTGTCTATCGTGACGGCGAATGGTACACGCCGAGCGGTAAGAACTAAATACCCATAATGAATATTTACAACGTGACTGCTCGGTGATAGAATATATATAATGATTTTCCAGAGGTCACAATGATGAAAGATAAACATGGGTGTTTGGCTGTTTTATTTAGTTATTTAGCGATTCCGGTTGTTGTTGCCATATTAGTATTCGCGTATTTTGGAGCTGTAGACACATTTAATGGAAGACGTGATGCAAGGAAAGCTGCTGAAAAGGCAGCTGCCGATGAAGAACATTGGGATATTTATAACGCTGGTTTAGTCGATGAAGGCAATGAAAAGTATAGCGAAGATTACTGCAAGGGGTATTACACAGGATACAACCGTGGCTTTGACAGCGGTCTTGCTGCTCGCAATAACGATGAATATTCAGCTGGACATGAAGATGGTGTAAGTACCGGGTATAATCAAGGCTGGGAGGAAGGCTACCAAGAAGGATTAGATAATGCTCTTGACGTGAATAGTGAAGAGTATTATGACCATTATGAGGAGATATTCATAGAGCAGCTCTATGAAAACCCTGAATGGCGAGCGGATGTAGAACGAACTTTAAAAGAAACAGAAGGCTGCTTCGACTAATAGACAGTACTCATTTAAAACAGATCCGTTTATGGGTCTGTTTTTTAGTTAAAGGAGGGACGCATGGCACTAACCGACAACAAAATAACCACCTGGACAAACCCCATCGTCAACGAAGCGGACCGCCCCCAGCGGTCCGCTGCTGACATGAAGGCGATATTCGACAGCAACAGTAACCAGCTCAAGAAAGCGCTCAACGGCCTTATAGACGCGCTCGTTCAATCCGGCGGCGGCGACATAGGGGCAAGCGTCGAGGGCATGGCCGGAAACAACGTGCAGGCCCTTATCGCAGAGCTGAAGGGCTTGGTAGATGTGATAGAGGAATACACGGACAGCCTTAAAACGCCCAACGGCGCGGCCAACGTGGGCGCGGAGGTGAGCGGCATAACCGGCGGCAACGTAGCCGCCATCCTCGCCGCGCTGAAAACCCTCTGCGACAGGGTAGACACCACCGGCGACGGAGACCTGTTTTTAAAGAACGACGGCACTTATGGCCTGCCCACCGTGGGCAGCGCGGCAAACGGCCTTCCCATAGGCGGCAAGGCAGGGCAGTTCCTGAAAAAGGCCAGTTCCGTCAATTTTGCGGGATACTGGGGCGGCATTGTAGACGAGGCCCTTTCCGGCCTGTTGAAAGCCTACAACGGTGAGCTGGCGGCGGCGAAGGCAGGCGTTGACTACCAGACCCCCCTCGCTTCCGGGACGGACTATCAGCCCCCTATACCCGCCGGCACTTACGCCACCCCGGACGATGTTTCCGCCGCCGTATCGGGGCATAACAGCGCAGGCAACGCACATTCCGCGCTGTTCAACAAAAAGCAGAGCGCGCCCACACTCGCTTCCTCTCTCCCCGCCAGCGGCACGGCGCTGACGGCAAACACCATATATAACGTATCCTCTCCTGTGGGTACATATGTGTTTACCCCGCCCGCTTCCGGCTGGGCGCACGGCACATTCAGCACGGCGGCCTCGGTTGCGGTGTCGTTTGTGAGCGGGGCGAACTATTTAGGCGAGGCCCCCGCAATAGAGGCAAGCAAGACCTACGAATTTGACGTATACAACGGTGTGTGGGCGGTACAGGAGGTTGTGAGCGCATGATAGCAATGTTACGAAGGAGGCTGATGAGCAACATGGCGAAAGCGAAAAACATAGCAACGGGAACTGTGAATGGTAATTACAATAAAACGCTCACAATTAACGGATTGGATTTTCAACCTAATCATGTTGTTTTGCACTTCATGGCAGACAATGATGGTAAATATACAATAATTTCTTTGTATGATAATCATGCAGTGGCAATGGAAGGAACAGATATCGCCAAATATACCTGTTCATTAACGTTTAAAAATGATGGAGTGGTATGCTCATTAAGTGATGATGGCTATACCAATTCAGATTTTAGTGGCACTTACCGTTATGTAGCATGGCAAGAATAAAAAGGAGTACACTATGAAAATAATTCTATCGGGGGGGGGCAGCCTCCGTAAAATAAAAAGCGCCTGTGCGCTATGATACCATTGCAGTTTGCCTTACGGCGTAGAATGATGGGGAAAGCAACGAAAAGGATATATACAGTAAGAATTACAGGTACTCCTTATTTCAATTCGCAATCCTCTTTCAGCAAAGGCACATACATCTTAATTGATGAACAGTATTACCAGTCGAGCAAATCTTTACAAGTGATTGAAGGAACTATAATCACTTGCTGCGCACGCAGTTATGGGGCGAGTAATGTCGGTCGGGTTTATCTCAATAATGTAAAAGTCGCAGAAGTAGAGAATGGTAATGCTATTTTTCCATTTGCTTTGACAGGTAACTGTAATATTCGATTCCAAGCAATGACATCGCAAGATAGAATTGATATTACGATGCCAGTATAAAAAAGGAGGTACAATGCTAAACACAAACTATGCCAAGCTGGTAGGTGAGTATCCCGAATATTTACGCCTGCCGGTTGAGTTGAAGTCGCCGCTTGTAATCAACGGTGTGACGCACCCCGCAGGGGCGCACCTCTCCACCAATGACGATACGGCAATAAAGGAGCTGGGCTATAAGCCCGTAACCCGTTCCCCCATGCCCTCAAAGGAGGGCTTTTATTATACGGAGAGCTGGACGGAAACCGACACGGCTATAGTGCAGGAGTGGGAGGAACATGAACAGCCCCCGGCTACCGACTATACCGAAGTTCTCGATATTATGACAGGAGAAAAAGCATGATAGTACGCACGGCAGAAGAAGCAAGAGTATGGCGAGCGCAACTTGAGAAAGCACTGCCCGCTGTACCCGATAAGGACGCAAGCGGTTGCGTAGACCTCTATCCAACCTTAAAACAGAGCGGCAGCCTCATAAAAGCCGGAACTCGTATCAACTGGAACGGCTGGCTCAAACAGGCCACCGTAGACCTATGGGATACCGAGGCCAACGACCCCGACCACGCGCCTAACCTGTGGGTGAAGATAAACTATAAGGATGGTGTTCGGGTTATCCCTGACGTAATCTCAGCAGCCGAGGCATTTGCACTTGATGAGCTTGGCTGGTGGAACGGTGCGATATACAAGAGCCTCATAGCCGCCAACGTCTACACCCCAGACGCATACCCGCAGGGATGGGAACTTCAGGAATAAGGAGCCGCACGGCTCTTTTTTCATAATCAAAAAAACAAAAAAAGAAAGGAAAAAAACAAAATGGACTACACACTCAAGGCTCGTGAAATCGTGAGGGATTATGTAAACGAGCAC